GCCGGCATCCGACGTTATTAATCGTATCGTTGGTATTGCCCCGTTAAAGGTTAAGTTTGCATTGCGTGAACACCTTAGGGAGAAGGCACCGTTTGTAATAAAAATTTATCCAACTAAATTAGCAAAACAACATGTGTTGCTCGCTAAGATTGCCACAGAATTCATGATACATGAATATGGTGTATCGGGTCCTCAATTTTATGATAAGTTACCATGGGATTGGCGCTCCAGTCCTAAGAAAAACGTAATGCCGACGAACGTTGTAAACCGGAGGAAGAAGTGTTTCAAAGCTTATTGGGACCTGTTGACCAACGAAGAACGCTATTTCTTGGTTAAGAATAGCATCGAAGACGCAGAAGTCGCCCTGGATATTAAACTTGTAGAAAAGGAAACAATTCAAAATGCTTAACCTTCTTCATCAATTCGATCAATGGCTAGCAAGAATTATCTCTCGCAGTTGGCAACGGATTTTGACCCTTAACCCTATCCTTACTCTTATGATCCTAGGATTTATTGTATGGGTTGTTTGGTCGTTTATCTGGTGATAAGTTATTATCAAGCTTGACATGACTTGCATAGTGTTATATAATACAAGTGTTACTAATCTTAATTATGGAAATGGAGTTAACAAATGAGTAAGAATGCAATAGAGGCTGCCCATGAAGCCGTATATGGTATGCAGTTGGACAAGGGTAAGGCCATCGCCTTTATCATGCGAGTTGCCTCCACTAACAATGCCAATGCTCGCGAAGCTTTTGAACGAGCAGTCAAAGCAAAGGCAACCGCGTAATTGGGCGAATTGATACATGCCGAGGCTCTTTTTGAAACACGTTCTGTGATTGTTAAGATCGAACGTAAACTAAAAGAGTCTCGGATGGAGAATAAGTTTTCTGTGTATTGGGCAACTGATTCTGAGAATAACGTAGAATACTGGTTCCGTGACAAACTTCGCAATGAAGCAATTGGTCCTATAAACGTTGATGAATTTTTAGAGAATAAATAAAAGCATGTTAACATTAACTGAAACCGCAATATCGTATCTAGATAAAATCGCTAGCGAAGCGAAGAAACCTCAAATTAGTCTCGAGGTCGTCGGCGGCGGCTGCAATGGATTTCAATACCGTTGGGGATTTGCCGATGACTTTGAAGGAACAAAGGTAAATGTTTCTAAAACTTGTGACCTAGTAATTGACACAACTAGTGAACTTTATCTAATAGGATCAACTATTGATTACGTGACTGCACTAGAAGGTAGCTTTATTAAGATAGTAAATCCTATGGCCAAGAGTAGTTGTGGATGCGGCACAAGCGTAGGATTTTAAGTCAACAGATCTTTTCAATAAATTATATATCTGGATGGTTCTTTGTTTGTAAATTTTGATAAATATTTACATGACACAACAAACAATAGATAATGGATCATCAGCTGAAGACGGCACTGGCGAAAGCATATACAGTGCCTTTTCAAAGACTAATGCAAATTTTGTAGAACTTTACACAGACTCTGCTAATGGCAAATTAAACCATATTGCAGGGCTTGAAACGAATCCTATAGACCCCGGTGTTCTTAGAAGAGCAGTACCAGAACTAGCAAACCAAAGAACATTGTACGGTTACTCGGAGACCGGGAACCAATTAGTGACATGGCGCCCCACTATGGCAGGTGCTTGGGTAATGCAAACAGCATCTGGATCGTCTGATATATTATATGTAGATTTGAGTTTGTTGTCGGTGGGGCAAGAAGGCAAATTTGCCGTGCGACATGGCGGCTCTAGCATATTAATATTGGTGCCTGGTGTACAGAGCGACGGCGTTAGCAGAATATTAAATCCTTTTACCGTAGGCCAACAAGTAAAAATTAATTCAGGTGAATCAGTTACAGTTATTGCGAGATCCGCAGCTATTCTAGAAGTAATTGATTATGCAGCGGCGACTAATGTATCGACTATTGGATCTTCAGCAAGACTAGTAGAAAACCAATTAGGGTTATACGACGGCTTTGCGATCGACAATACCGGTAGTGGGATTGATAGTTTACTTGTTCCCACCGGATTCATGATCGACACTACCGCCCCATTCTTTTCTGGACCAAATTTCCAATCCATGGTAGATGATGCCGCATCCACTTTCCAAACCCACGTTGATAAGCCGAATAGAGTGTACACGTTAACCTCTGTTTCTGGAACATTTACGTTGGGTGAGACTATCACTGTATCAAACGGAAGCACACATAAAGTTGAGTTAACGTACAATGGCGGCGCAACGTTAGGCATGGATGCACTAACTGGAAGTACTCCTTCAATCTCAGATACTATAACCGGAGGTACCAGCTCTGCTACAGCTACTATTGCAACCATCGCTTCGATGAGTGATTTTGTTGGCGGTGAAATAGGAATGTTTGTGTTTACATCCGGTGGCGCAGTGAGACAGAAGATTACTTGGAATAATTTGGAGAAGATTTAATGGCTACCATCAATACATTTAGAAACTCATATTCCGGGACACCACCTGGTTTCGCTAGTACAATATTATTAATAGGTGATAGTTTAACAAATAGTGCCTATTCATTAAGCACCGGTGAAATGTTAGATGAAATTGATGCAATAGGCGCACTTGGTGCACACGTTAAGGTTGTTAATACAGCAGCTGGCGGGCATAAACTTATGGACGAATCTGGAACTGATAGGTATTTGGATTTTTCTACAGAAGCTGACAGTAGTAGTATGGTACGAGCAAAAGCCATCATGGATAATTTTGATCCAGTCTCGGCCGTGATAATGTCCGTTGGAGTTAATGATTTAGCACAGGTCGTGCCTGCTACGTCTGCCATTACAGGATACAACCAAGCAAAGGCACAATCCGGAATGGAAGCAATGATAGCAAGCATTCGCACTAAAAACCTTGCATTGGGCGGCGCTGGAACTGCACTTCCTATTATGTTGATGGTGCCGGGGAGAAATTTATCAATTGCTAATAGAGTAGGCGCTGGACAAGTATGGCGTCTAGCATCTATTGCAGTGGCAGCCGCAGACACAAACGTACACTTAATAGAATATTATGACATGCCATTAGAAGACAGCGTGCATTTATCCAATGATGGATATGCTGGTCTGGGCTACAGGATTGGTCGATTGATTGCAGAAGCAGAACATACAGCAACAGCACAATCAGGAGCAACTTCCACTATTACGTTATCAACAGATGCTTTGGCCATTAACGACGTTTACAATAGCGGGGAGGTTGTTATTAGTGCTGGCACAGGAAGTGGACAGACAAGAACCGTATCTGATTATGTCGGAAGTTCAAGAATTGCAACAGTGAGTGCAGACTGGTCAACGAACCCAGATAGCACCAGTGTATATACAGTTAAGAAAGACACAGTCGGTGGATATCCTAGTGTACTATCAATCTCAAAGACAGATAGCACAACTATTAGAATGAACTTAACAGTACCATCTGGACAAATCTTAAACCAATCAACATATCCATGTTCTTGGAAATGTTTCGATGCAACCACTAGTGATGAATTGATTATTTCTAGACTCGATTGGGCTAGTAGCACTGCATTAGATATAATCTTAGAGGTTGGAAGTGCGAACAACATTACAGTTTATGTAAATTACGATATGATGCAAGAAGGATATTTTCCGGGATTTATAATAAAAACAAGAGAAGCCGGCAGCGATGATGCATATGGTTATCCATTGTTAAGCTATTCAGGAACAGCATCATAAATAGAAACTTAGAGGATTAGAAATGGCAAGACAGACAATTGGAATAGGAACAACGGCAAACGACGGCACCGGGGATCCATTGCGGACCGCAATGTCCAAAGTGAACCAAAACTTTACAGAATTGTATTCGATCACAGGCGCTGGTACAGGAAACAATCTTGCAATTAGCGGCAATAAACTCATTAGTGAAGACACAAATGGAAATATTGAATTAGATCCAAACGGAACTGGCAAGGTAGTAATTGCAACAGGAGCCGAACTTAGATTTACTGATCATGTTGATAATGCATTAATGTTTGTTGATTCAGATGGTGATGCACAATTTAGTGCAAAGATGTCTTATAATGCAAGCACTAGTACAGCTACGTTTGAAGATTTGCAAATTAAAGGTGCGACCATAAGCACGTTTAACAGTAACCAAGACATAGCAATTGATCCAAATGGAACTGGTACTCTTAATCTAGTGCTAGCTACCCAAACTACAGTTGGCTCCGCAGGCGGCGCTTCTGCATTACCAGCAACACCCACTGGATATGTTAAGGTTAAGATTAGCGGCACATCGTTTATAATACCATACTACGCCCAGGCTTAATAGGAGGGGTTAATGACTGCACCAATTTGGCAAACTAAAAAAGGCAATATAGGAAAGATTCCAGAAGGTGAATTTTTCCAATTACAATTGTCGGCTACTAATGCTATTAGTTACGAAAAACTAAGTGGTAGTTTGCCTAGTGGAATGTCGATACAATCCGACGGGATATTAGAAGGTCTCCCGGATGATTTTGATGCGATACAAGGCGTCCCTAGTGAAGTCGGAAATGATGTTACTAAGAGTTTCGTCATACGAGCAACAAGCGACGATGGATTGGTTGCAGATCGAGTCTTCCAACTCACAGTAACCGGCCAGGATGCTCCGGTCATTAGCAGTACTCCGACAAACAATCTAGGCGCATACTTTGATGGTGGATTTGTAAGTGTGCAATTAACTGCAACAGATAGCGATCCAAACGATGTGTTGACTTGGCGTATATTGTCCGGAGAATTTCCAGCAGGAATAGCAATTAGTGCATCGGGATTGATTAGTGGATTCTTAGAGCCAGTGCCGACTGAAACCGGAGATCCAGGATTTGATGTTAACGCTTTTAATATAGGCAGTTATGATTTCACTACAATTAGCCAGAACAAAACATATAAGTTTACTATAGAAGTTACGGATGGTAAAGACGTTGCCCATAAAGAATATTCGATCTTTGTGGCTGCACGATCAAGCCTAACAGCCGACAGTGACTTATATACTATGGATTCAGATTCCAGCTCAGCAGACGATACGTCAATTAATCAAGATTTGACTTCAGACCAGACAAATACGCGGGCGCCGGCATTGTTAACTGCCACATCTGAAATAGGATTTATCACCCATGATAATTTCTTCTCATTTAGATTTACAGGCAGGGACTTTGACGGAGACCAGATAGTGTTTAAGATGCTAGCAGGCGGCACACTTCCTCCAGGTCTTACGTTAAACGAGTCAACTGGTTGGTTGTCTGGATATATCCCAGATCAAGCTGCCACAAAGATTGAATATACATTTTCTATTCGCACAGAAAAACAAAACGACAGCCTTTATGTAAGTGATTGGAGAGAATTCCTTGTTACTATCAAAGGGGATCTAGACGAAACTATAACCTGGCCAACTACAACGTTAGGTATTATTAAAACAGGCCAGATCAGTGAATTGAATGTTATAGCAACAACCGTTGATAATCAAAGTCTAACATACGAACTAAAGACTGGAACCAACAGTACATTGCCACAAGGTCTTCTAGTAAATCCAAATGGATTACTTGTAGGCCGCGTTAGCTTTGAGACGTTAATGTTTGACACAGGAATAACCACATTTGATGTTAATGATCTAGTGCAAGGTGAGACCAGTTTTGATAAAGATTATACATTTACAATTCGAGCATTCTCTAGCGATGGATCTATAGACACCTTTACAACGTTTACTGTAACGGTCGCATTAAGTTCTATCGTACCATACGAAAGCCTATATGCAAGAGCGTTGCCTTCACGCGAACAACGACAAATATATCTTTCACTAGTGAATAACTCCGATGATATTCGATCTGAGGACGTGTATAGACCTAGTGATTATTCTTTTGGAATTCAGAAAGACTTGAGATTCTTAGTTGCAACCGGATTATCACCTAGTCTTAAGTCTACTTACGTTGCAGCCATGTCACAAAACCATTGGAACAATACATTAGGATTTGGTAATTTTAAAGTTGCAAGAGCATTGGATTCTGTTGGTAATATAAAATATGAAATTGTTTACTTGGAGATGAGAGACAATAAGATAGGAATTGATCCTGTTACTATGTTACCAAAAGAGGCAGGACAAAGTATAAACTTAGCTAAACAAAGCGGATGGTTTAATAGTGTAGACGAAGATATAATAGAATCTTCTGATAGTACATTTATTACTTCTACACAAGGCCCAACTGTAGCTTATCCAAATGCATTTGCTAATATGAGAACACGTATAAAGGATCAGATCGGAACCACCATCTTAGAAAGATCTGTACTTCCGGACTGGATGCAATCTAAACAGGAATCAGGTGATATATTAGGATGGACCCTGGGTGTCCCGGTCGTTTATTGCAATCCGGGCAAGGGAGAAAAAATACGATTCTTGTTAGAAAAACGAACATCAATCGAATTAAATAAGATCTCTTTTGAAGTCGATAGATATATTCTAGACAATAACATGAGTAAGTGGTTTGACAACGCAACCGGAAAATACACACTTACTGTAGAAACCAATTTTGATGTATCTACAACCGAAACAATATTTGACGGCGGCAGTCTTGAATTCTATGCAAATATTGACGTGTTTGCTGATCAAGACGAAGAGGATTCTTATTTAAAATTCCCACAAGTTGATGTTTTTGAATAATTCTGTTTATGTTTTTGTTTGATAAATACCTATATAAGAATTCTATATAGAAAAAGGATAAGAAGACATGAGCTCAGATATCAACCCAAACAACGTTGACGGAACATATCCTGTTGCTGGGCAGGACAACAGTAGTCAAGGTTTCAGAGATAATTTTACAAATATCAGAACAAATTTTACAGAAGCTAAATCAGAAATTGAAGATTTGCAGAGCAAGGTCTTTCTTAAAAGTGCATTGAGCGGCGGCGTTCTATCAAATGCGGGCGCTGGGGCCTTATTAACTGATCTTGAACTACGAGATATGGCCGAGACCAGAGTGGCAAAAGGTTCGACTAGCGGCACTGTTACTTGCACTTACACAGAAGGTAGTTACGTAACCGTAACATCAACTGGTAGTATTTCGTTAGCATTTGCTAGTTTTCCAGCAAGTGGTAAATTAGGAACCATTCGCGTAGAAGTTTCGCTTGCGAGCACTAGCCATACTTTAACCTTACCGTCAGCAGTTAGCCTAGGTATCAATTCATTGCAAGGAATGGTTCCACTAACTGGTGTCATTACTTTTGACGCAATCGGAACATATATCTTCGAATTCACTACAGATGATGCAGGAACAACAATCGCAGTAAATGATCTATCGCGCGCAAGAACAAAAATGGATGTTAAGACTCCGGCAAACATAGGACAGAGTGGCGACAGCGCAGGATTGTTTGTGGTCGACAGTGGCTATGTTTATGTTTGTACTGGAACTTATGACGGAAGTACCGTAATTTGGAAAAGAGTCGCAGTTTCAGCGTTTTAAATTGTATTTACTTGAGTTATCTTGTATTATTAGTAAAGTAATAATAAGAAGGAGATGATAAATGGAAACAATAGATTTAAACAAATACATGGAATTTGTTGAAGGCGTAACAAGTGATCAAAGTAATAATCTAGATCATTTACAAGAACGATTGCAAGAATTAAACAAGACTGTTAACATAGCAGCATTGCTGACAGCAAGTACTGGATTGTCTAGCGAAGGCGGCGAATTTAGTGAGATTGTTAAGAAATGTGTATTCCAAGGTAAACCACTAAATACTGATACAGTTTTTCACATGAAACGAGAACTGGGCGATATTTTGTGGTATTGGATTACTGCGTGTAGGGCACTCGATCTTGACCCGAACGACGTAGTTAGCGAGAATGTAAGAAAACTCGAAAGTAGATATCCAGGTGGCTCTTTTAATGTTTCCAATAGTGAGAATCGGGAACAAGGAGATTTGTAACCATGTCTTGGTACCATCCATTTTCTGGAGATCTAAGCAAGTTAAGTGATAAAGAAATCATTGATAAACTCGGTGATCTAAATAAAAAGCTTATGATGTCATACCAATATCGTCATGCCCAATTAACCAATCAGGTACAACTTATGTGCATGGATTATACTGATGAGCTTCGCAGACGAGAACAAGAAGCTTTTGACAAAATGCAAGAAGAAAATGGGGATGACTGGAATGATGTCATTAATATTGAATGATAACTATTAATGAGAAGTTCATAGCTTCGATAATAGCAGATGACATGTTAATTCCAAGTAACTGGTACGTTTCAGTAAATATTCTACCATTAGGACATGATCAACAAAACTTCCAAAAAGGTGTAGAACGAATAAGTGTTTATCTAACACAAGTGTTAGATTCTTCTATACTCTGTTCGTACAAATCTGCACTTGAAATGGCAGAAAATTTTAACTTATCAAGCAGTTTTCATTTTTTCCCAGATGATCCGGCTGATCACTTAATAGCCATATGTTTGTTCACTAAACTCACTAGCTTGGTACAAAATGTATTTTCGGTAGAATCAATAACAGTTGAAAGCGATTTAACTCCAGGTATCACACACGGATTCGACGGAGATACGATGGTACTACAGAACCTGTATTATGAAAATACTGTAGACAAATATGTACAGTATTGGTATAATCCTAGACTTGAATACTTTGAAGCTTCTAACCATTCTTTGAAATTAATTACTGAAGATTGGGAAACATACGATTTAGATTTTGACTTTCCTACCCCTCCTAGTGTAGAATTAAGTAGTATGCATTTAAAAAAGAAACTTAGGAAGTACCCAAAACCCAAAGATGGCGATAACGACGACGGATAAGTATTCAAGAGAAATAATATCAGAAGACCAGGCAATGGAACTTCTTTACACAAACCCAAGAATTGATATTAAATTGTTAAGTATTGAAAATGTATTAGAATTTAACCAAGCTTGTGATGTACTATACCTAGATTGGCACTTAACTGAAATAGAACATATAGAAGTTGATGTTGATAAATTCCACGCTATCAACCAGAGTGAATGGGCAATGCCTATTTCATACAAAGACTTTGATATTGCTAAATGGTGCCTAGAACAATGCCAAACAGAAACTGAATTGCAGCGAGTAGGCAAAGAATTGTTGTTATTTCAAGATCGAGATATGTTTGGGCTTTTGCAATTCCTTCATTACTTTGTAACAACAATGAGAACTCATAATGTAGTATGGGGAGTAGGGCGAGGTAGCAGCGTATCAAGCTATGTTTTATATCTAATAGGCATACATAAAATAGATTCGATTTATTACGGTCTAGATATTGAAGAATTTTTAAAATAAGGAGAGACATGAGTATTCAAAAAGAGACAGACGAAGTTGCCAAAGAAAAGAACATGCGACATATAAGAATTATCGAGATTGTGGATCCTGAAACTTTTGCATTGACAACAAAAGTAGTATGGAAAAATTCAGATCCATTTGGTGATCGAACACCTAAACTCATATATGAAAATACCAAAACCGATCTTTTTAGTCGAAATGTTTCATTTAAAGACCGAGCAGTTATTGAAAAGATCAACCAATTATTACTCGACTCTGGTGAAAAAGTTATGACCGAAGAAGAAGAAGTTTCTCTCATAGCACCCGCCGGAGAGCAATTAGCTAACAAGCTTGATCGTGCAATGGAAAATCCAGAAACTCTACAAGAACTAGCAGGATTTCGGATTGAACGAAAAGTGCATTATACATCCAACGATGGAATGCTTACAGGAGAAGAATAATATGGCAGATACAAGACGAACCGCACAAGGTAGAGCACTTGACATTAATAAATTGGCCGCAGCACATGAAAAGATTGCAGCATTAGGAAATATGAATGTTAACGCTCGCGGAGACGAAATTAGGTCGGATGGCACCATCATCCGACCACGGAATGAGATCATGGATGAACATTACAAATTGCATGGAAATATTCCTGTTGATGGTCCGGTTCCGGAACAAGCAACTGAAGACATTGATGAGCTTAAAGAATGGTCTAAGGAGGACTTAAGATAATGGCAACTGATCGTCGCGTCCCGAATATAGCAGGGAAAACAGTAACTCCATTGAAAGATGGTATTATTGTACAACATATGCAATTCAAAGAAAGAAAATCACCTAATGGAATTATCATCTTAGATGATGATGGCATTGACCGAGGCATCCGACCCAGGTGGGGGCAGGTAAGTAGTATCGGGCCTGATCAAAAAGATGTTAAGGTAGGAGAATGGCTTCTTATTGCACACGGTAGATGGAGCCGCGGCTTCATGATCGACAACGTAATGTCTAGAACTGTCGATCCAGATGATATCTTAGTGGTATCAGATAAGGAAATGTTAGATAATCAGTATGTCCTCAGTAAAGAAAATACCTGAACAATTTGCTGACCTCCAATTGGAAGTCGTCACTCTTAAACAAAACGTAGCTGACCTGCAAAAGAACTTGCATGATGCCAATATGAAGATAATTGAACTGCGAAAGAAGACGAATGGCTAAACATGTAATGTTAGATTTGGAGACGTTAGGAGTATCACCAAACAGTGTTATCCTAACGCTAGGTGCAGTAAAGTTCGATCCATACAATGATATTGATCCAGATGACGCATTATATTGTCGATTGGATGTTGACCAACAAACTGCCATGGGCAGAGAAATTGATCCGAACACAGTAGAATGGTGGGGCAAGCAATCTGAGGAAGCGATTGAAGAAGCCCTAGGAGAAGAAAATCGAGTTAGTTTAGAAGTAGCAACGAAAGAACTAAACAAATTTGTAGTAGGAGCGAAGGAGATATGGGCACAAGGAATTGTGTTCGACATTGGTATGTTAGAGAATCTATATCAACAAATACAGCAACCTGCTCCGTGGCGGTTTTATCAAATTAGAGATAGCAGAACCTTACTCGGTCTAGCAAACTATAATGTACGAAATATGATTGGACAGAAAGGATTGCATAAGAGTCTAGATGATGCATTTTACCAAGCAAAAGCTGTTCAAAAGGTGTTTAAGGACTTAGGGATAAAGAAATAACATGAAGGAACTATGGACCTCAAAATATAGACCATCAACGCTTGATGGATACGTGTTTAGTGATGATGCTCAGAAGCAACAGATCGAATCATGGATTAACAAGAAATCTATTCCACATCTGTTGCTCAGTGGATCTCCGGGAATTGGAAAGACTACATTAGCTAAGATCTTAATAAACAAGCTGGATGTAAATCCATTGGACGTATTAGAAATTAATGCTAGTCGAGAAAATTCTGTAGATACAGTTCGAGAAAAGATTACTACGTTTGTATCTACTATGCCCATGGGTGAATTTAAAGTAGTGTTACTAGACGAAGCCGATTTCATAACGCCGAACGCACAGGGAGCATTACGATCCCTAACAGAGACTTATGAATCAGTGGCTAGGTTTATTTTTACATGTAATTATCCAAACAAGATCATTCCTGCATTGCATAGTAGGTGCCAAGGATTTCATATTGATAAGATAGATTCAACTGAATTTACTGCTCGCGCTGCAACTGTTTTGTTAGCTGAGGATATAGAATTTGATCTCGAAACCCTAGAGAAATATGTCTTAGCTACCTATCCAGATCTACGAAAATGCTTGAACCAATTAGAGCAACATTCAGATTCTGGTACATTAATAATTCCGAGCAGGACAGAAAGTTCTTCGGCTGATTACAGATTAACTACTGTAGATTTGCTTAAATCTGGCAAGATTATAGAAGCTAGGAATTTGCTATGCGGTCAAGTACGGGTTGATGAAGTAGAAGAATTCTATCGTTGGGCATATGATAACCTCGAATTGTGGGGTGAGACGCAAGAACATATGGATCAAGCTATCCTGATCATTTCTAAGTATTTACGAAACGTTTCGTTCGTTGCTGATCAAGAGATAAATTTATCTGCATGCCTAGTTGAATTAACTTCTTTGAAAGATTAACGTTGACTTATTTATAGCATCCTGTATTATATACATGGAGTTGAACATAACTGTGGAGAAGAAAATCATGGTCGATACGCGAGAATTGATGGCTGCTTCCGTAATGGCTTATCACGCCAATGATGGTGCCTACCTTAAGAGCTCCACATGGGGTGGCCTGACTTCGAGTTATATGGCGCGACTGGGTATGCCGAACGACCCCTGCGTAGGCGCAAAGACTGACCACAAGAACCGAGATGCAACGAAGATGTTGTTTGCAAATATCGAATTGGTTCGATTTGTTATCGCCCGCTCAAAGAATGAAAAAACAGAGAGTTATGCAGTAACCGGTTTTGCGACCGGAACAATGGTCACTGAAGAAGATTACGCAGAGGCCGATGAAATTTTGTCATACTTTCGTAGTCAATTGGCGTTTGATGTCGCAGCTGGCCGCGTTAGTGACTATAACTTAAATTTGTTTAATGCACTGAATTCGGATGAAGTTAACCGCAGTGACATGAAGCTTGTTGTCTCTTCTGTCTCCTCGTATCATAATACACTCAAACGAGAAAAGACTAACGACATCATTGCTAAATTGGCCCCGAACAGTGTTGTTGTTGGAACAAAGGGCAAACGCCATAATTGTACAATTACAATAATCTCAGCTCGTTACCTGCAGATGCAATCATGTTATGTGCATACTGCACATGATGAAGATGGTAATTTGATCGGTTTCTTTACTGGTCGAAAGATATTTACTGAGGGCAAAACATATAAGGTCCGTGGGATAGTAACGAAACAAGAACATAATTCATACCTTAATGCAATCCAGACCTTCATGAACAGGATCCTAGATGTTACAAATGCGTAATGTGGTTCGATATTTTACCGATCGTCGTGATCCGAATAGGCGGAAGAGGGTGTGGTTTACGATTTCAGAAAACAAAGCAAAAAGGTTGCATCGTCAAGGATGGATTGAGATTCTTGAGAATACATATGCATCTGCAAGAGAAACAGTTGAAAAACGCAATCCTAAATGGTCTTATTATCACGAAGTACCAGTGGAACTACGTGGCAAACCAATATGGGATATTCCGGATGATCGAAAAAAGACATCAAGAATTCCGTCTTATCTCAGCAAGCCTGGATCAAAACCAAAAGACGGAGCAACCTAAGTTAACGAATGAAAGTTTATATCGGACCATATCCACACCACGTAACCCTATATCATATTTTTGATTTAGTTCTCTTCATTGTGCCATGGTCGTTTACAAATAGATGGTATGATAGATTAGTAGCAAATACGTTTGCGGAACGAATGTATAGTAAACTATGGTCCAACAAATCTGAAATCAGGATAACAATTGATAATTGGGATACAGTGAATCTAGATTATACGTTAGCAAATATTATACATCCGTTGCTAATCAAGTATAAGGAACAGAATGATTGTCCTCCAAAATTAGATGAGATAATTGATGGAATTGCGGTAACTGAGAGCTACGAAGATAAATGGAATTATATTCTAGATGAGATGATCTGGACATTTTCTATTATTGCTTCTGAAGTCGGCAACAACGATTCGACTAGAATATCCCGAGGGTTGTCCTTCTTTGGAAGATACTATCCACTTCTAAATAGGACGATAACATGACAGTTAGAATTGATACAATTGGTCAGTCGACTATCTCAATTAGTAACCTGCACGAAGAAATTATGAATAATATGCCTGGAATTACTTCTCCTTCCGAGGCAGCGGCTGTTATTAACCAAATAACAATAGACCCAATTAGTATGCTACATATAGTCAGTGAAATTGCCTATGATAGCGAGAACGCAGTTATTAAGACGGCACTAACTGATTTAAGCGAAGCTGTGGAACTGTTTGAAACCGAAGATCTTGCGAAAAGGATCCGATCACAGAAAGAAAGAATAATGCAGCGTATAATTCTTGCAACAGAATGAAGAAAAACGTATTGTATATAGATCCAGCTTCGGTACTAACGTTATCTGAGTATTGGGCCGTCCGAGAAGGTAAACGAAGACCGGGGTTGCAGACAGATCTGTTGACTCCACACGAAAAAACACAACGACGTTTATTACGGCGTTGGCCCATTCGGAAAATGAAATTCTTCAAGCCATGGTAGATGAGCTTGAAACCTTAGTTATTATGTTATATGGAGAAGAACTAATAAACCAAAGAACAGATGCAGTTAAACGCAAAGCGGCCGTCAAGGCGATGGCCGCTTATATATAAGTAAAAGGAGAAAATAAAATGTCATAGGTACAATTTAATTCTAAAGAAGTTGTGTTTCACTTCAATAAGAAACACCTCGAGGACGACACGATTCCTATGTGGGTTCTCAAAGCAAAAGGTAAGACATACTACATCGAACACATGAGCGCTGATGTTCCGTGGACAACAAAGGAGACTCCTGGCAATTCTCATACAAAGGGGTCATTAAAGTTCAAACGGTGTCATGTCGAAATTGATGATAACAATCACGCAACACTTTCTGCAACAAAAGAAGATACAGACCAGGAACCGGAGAAATGCAGGATATTGGGGCCTAGAGACAAAGAATTAGTCGTTGGCATATTAGAACAATTTGGAATAGCACACACTAGAATTGTTAACGTCTTCGGAGAGTGTAGCACCAAATATACTATGTTTGATCTAGTAGACGCAGACGACCTTATTTTATTAGTACTCAAACTTGGTAATAGAATTAGACGATTAATGCCAAATGAAAGATTCTACAAAGAGTACGATAAATGCTTGCTAGCACCAGAAGCCGAGCATAGTATATATGACTATGAAGAAGATGAAGAAGAAGATGACTAACAACTAACATATAAATTATGCCCTGTTCGATCAACGGTTAGGTCACTGGTCTCTAAAACTTAGGATGTAGGTTCGAATCCTACACAGGGCACCAATTTACCAAAGGAGGTTAGTATAGAACGTATTGTTATCGACAGAGATATGACTCTGTATTTCAAAAACGACCTCCTTCACAGAGAAGATGGTCCGGCGGTGATCCGCGTTGGCCGCCTTTGTTGGTTTATTGAAGGTCTGAGACATCGACTGGGCGGCCCGGCTATTATTTATAATCATGAGATATCGTTCTTTGTTCATGGAGAACAAGTGTCTGCACTAGAAGCCGCGGACCTGTCTTTTGGAAAAACCCCGGATGAAGATAGTTGCGAATATCTAGAGAAAATAGCTTTTCTCTTAAGGTATGCAACGTAGTTATTGACTAATTTCTTAAACCTGTTATTATTATGTATGGATAATAATGACGCACAGACGATGAACGACAGCATGATAATCCTAGATAAGGCTTTTAGAGCCGCAGGATTTCAAACTCGTATTGCAGGCGGCACGGTCCGTGATGCAATACTTGGAGTTGATGCACACGACATCGACCTTTGCACAGATGCTACTCCCGACGAAATGAAAACTATCGGTACACAGAATGGTTTCACGGTTATTCCTACAGGTGTTGCCCATGGTACAGTGACGTTTGTAGTTAACGGAAATAGTCTCGAGGTTACTACACTGCGGATTGACGCAGAAACAGATGGCCGTCACGCTCAAGTCTCGTTTACTAAAGATTGGCAACTTGATGCAGCACGTCGCGATCTTACAATCAATGCCATGATGCAAGATCCAACAACTGGTGAAACTTTTGATTGGTTTGACGGACAACAGGATCTAAAAGATGGTCGTATTCGATTTGTTAGTGACTCCGAACAAAGGGTACAGGAAGATTTCCTGAGGATCCTTCGATTTTTCCGATTTGGCACTAAGTTTAAAACTGAACCTGTGTTTGATAAATCTGGACTGGCAGCTATTGAGAAGTATGCTGCTGGGCTTGAACAAGTTAGTGTCGAGCGCGTCTGGACAGAAATTTCAAAGATGATTGTTGGTGATAATGTTAAGCTCGTAATGCGTAAGATGCAGGCTACCGGGGTGATGAAGGTACTAGACATTGACTTCAATGTTGATAGTTTCGTTGGTCACAAGAATCCTATTACAGCACTGTCGACTATGCTGGGCGTCAACTGAACAAGCTGCTGAACTTGCTGACCGTTGGAAGATGAGCAATACTGAAACAACCAAACTGGTTTGGATGGTTGCGAATCGCAACATGACTGTAATTGAAGCAGAGAATTTCCTGAACGAAAAAGGTAGTCCGATTTGGGTAAATGAACTGAGCGTTGTAACTAACAGAAAAGACCTAAAAGTAGTTGCAAAAAGGTTCCGCCCAATTCCGTTCCCGGTTACCGGCAATGACCTAATCTCACTGGGAATTGTGCCCGGTCCAGCCTTTGGCAAAGTAGTCAATAAGCTGCGGCAACAATGGATTGATTCTCGATTTACCATGACAAAAGAAGAACTGCTGAAAAATGTCTAACACATCTATTAGAGAAAAGATATTAGCTGTACAGCAAAACATGTGGAATGTACATGATGATCTTAAGGGCCTGACCGCAGAAGAATTGCGGGCTATACAGACTCGTGACACATTACCATTTGCTGTATGCGTTGCAAATATACTCGGGGACCTTAATACTGGAATAATTGTCCGGACGAGCGCACTACTAGGGGCAGAACGAATTATTATATTTGGTCGTCGTATATATGATCGCCGAAGTGCAGTGGGCGCCCAGAACTATATTGATGTCCCCAGGATCGAAGGATTTGATGCAAACGGAGAACTGTCTAGAGCAAAATTTAATGTTGTAATGGCCGAGTACGATTATCAGCCAGTCTTTATTGAGCAAGGCGGCATGGATTTATATGACTACGAGGATATTAATCCTAAGGTGCCTTGTTTTGTATTTGGCAACGAAGCCAATGGGTTCTCTCTGCAGTTCATGCAAAATGATCCAATTATCAATATTATGCAACGAGGCGTTCTCAGAAGTTATAATGTGAGCACGGCTGCAGGAATTGTGTTGCATCATATAGCTAGAAAGATTACGAACAATGTATGAGTTGAACAATATTGTAACTCGATCCATCCATGGGCTGCATAGTTTCGATGATCAGCCAGCTGTAATTTCTCCCTCTGGAGAAAAAATATGGTATGCATACGGAGAACGGCATCGAGACAATGATCAGCCAGCTGTAATTTCTCCCTCTGGATCAAAAACATGGTACCGCTATGGAAAACGGCACCGTTTAGGTAGTCCTGCAGTAGTCAATGATACTGTTGACATGTGGTACCGTGATGGGGAACTCCACAGAGAAGATGGGCCGGCTGTCATCCAGCCGAATGGCCACAAGGAATGGTATCTAAACGGCAAACTCCACAGAGAAGATGGCCCGGCTTATATTCGAACAGATGGCGCAAAACAATGGTGGATAAATGGCAAACGACATAGAGAAGATGGCCCGGCTATTACTCGACTAGATGGCATGAAATTTTGGTATCTAAATGGCAGAAAACATAGAGAAGATGGCCCGGCGGTTATTCGTCCAAATGGCAGAAAAGAATGGTATCTAAATGGAGATCATTGCACCTTTGAAAATTACGTTAACACCCTATACCCAAATGATTGTCCTGAGAAAACAATGTTCATGATGAAGTGGAGTTGATAGTATGTCGAAAATGGTCAGAGTCAATGGCACAATTAAATATCATGATTCATATGGGAACCTCCACAGAGAAGATGGGCCGGCTGTTATCTATATAGATGGCCACAAGGAATGGTGGATAAATGGAAAACTCCACAGAGAAGATGGTCCAGCCACGATTATTCCGGATGAGAAAACAATTGAATGGTGGTACTTAGGAATTTCACATGAGAACTTAGAAGACTTCTTAGAATATTCTGGAATTAGCGGCAATGAGGAATTAAAGACCTTGCTAAGGATAAAATGGACCAATTACAATGGAAAGTGATGTTAGTCCAGTTCGGTATTCAGCATATGGTGCGGAATTCTGGTCTCATGGGAGTAACTTTCACAGAGAAGACGGTCCGGCTGTTATTCGGGCAGATGGCACAAAACAATGGTGGCTAAATGGTAAACTCCATAGAGAAGATGGCCCGGCTGTTACTTTGGCAGATGGCACAAAACAATGGTGGCTAAATGGTAAACTCCATAGAGAAGATGGCCCGGCTGTTACTTTGGCAGATGGCGCAAAACAATGGTACCTAAAAGGTGAGCGTTATAATTTCGAAAATTATGTTAACAAAATATACCCAAACGACTGCGATGAGAAAACAATATTCTTGTTGAAGTGGGGCTGAGGGTATGACGAAAGAGGTTGGTGCAGACGGGTCAATTAGATATTATAATTCAGATGGCAAACGACACAGAGAAGATGGCCCAGCTGTTATTCGTGCAGATGGCTGGCAAATTTGGCATCTAAATGGCAAACGCCACAGAGAAGATGGACCGGCTGTTATTGATGCAAATGGCCACAAGGAATGGTGGATAAATGGAGAACGACACAGAGATGATGGCCCGGCTGTTAGCTATGTGGATGGCTATCGGGCATGGTGGATAAATGGCAAACGACATAGAACAGATGGCCCGGCTATTATTTGGGCAGACGGCACAGAATCTTGGTATTTAAATGATAAACTTCACAGAGAAGATGGCCCGGCTGCTACTTGGACAAACGGCACAAAAAAATGGTATCTA